ACTCCATTTCACCCTTATCCAGAAGCCTCTTATATGCTTTTAGCCGTCGGCGTTCTCTGGTTAAGGATTTTGTTGAGATGCGCTTGACCACCTTACCGGATGGTGTAAGGAAGTAGCGCACCTGTAGATATGTGTAGCGGTCTGTCAGCTTGCAGATACGTGTTTTCTTCTCGTTGATGAACATACCCAGCTCATGAGCCTTGTCCGTGATCCCGTCTATGATGGATCTGACCTCGTCCCTCGTCTCACAGATCAGGTAGATGTCATCCATATACCGCCCGTACCTCCGACAACCGCGTACAATGGTGGCGTAGTTATCCAGGGGCGTTGGAAAGAAAACGCCGATATCCTGTGAGGTCTGATCTCCGATCTCAACAGACTTCTCCATGATTTTTTCACCGGTTCTGGCGCTCTTAGTTATGTTTTCGTAGTACCAGACAGAGTTGAACTTGTTTTCAAGGCAGCAGGCGTACTCATCATCCGTCATGTAGGAGACATCAACCCTGAAGTCCTCCATGATCGTACCCAGAAGCCACGCCGAAAACGGGTCTATCTTGGGATATATGCCCGCCTTCACGTAGTCATGCCGGATGTTGTCATAGAACTTCGACACGTCCATGAAGCCCACATATCCGTCAGCATTACCGTGCTCCAGATAGTAGTTGTGCAGATCCCGTTCAAAATTTTCACGCGCAAAACTTACGCCTTTTCCTGTCTGACTCGCGCCATTGTTATAGATCAGGTATGGCGCAAGCGACGGACCCAGAACGTTATCACATAAACAATGCCTTACTACCCTGTCTCTCATCCGGCCACCGTGTATGTGCCGGATGTGACCACGCTCATTCAGAGTGAACTCAGATCCCGGTAAGGTCTTATAGGTCTTTTCAAGTAACTCATTCTGTAGCGCTGTCAGTTCTGATAAGAAATCCATCTCAAAGCGTTGCGGCTCTTCTTTCCAGGCGCTGCCCTTCATGGAAGCCTTGAACGCTTCATAGAGGTTGTTCATATCTGCTACTGTTTCCATTGTCTTTTCACAATAACCCGCGCTCCCTGAGGTTAAGTCCCGTGTAGTGTTCAGACGTATCCGTTCACATAGGACAGATCGGCGCGGGACGATCCCGCCATAGGCGCTGTCATTAAGCTCTCGCAAGGATAGCTTTTCCTTTTGGCTGGGTACTTGCCTGTGATCAGGTCTTATCTGTACCCTCAAAATCCGGGCGCACGCCATTAGAGTTGGAAGCGCTGTTGTAGTTCGCATTGCCGTTGTTGTTGACATTAGCGAAATTCGTCCCTGAAACGACATCACGCAGCCACCAGTTCGCGCGTTCAAAAGCTACCCTATAAAGCCTCTGAAGTGAATACCTCAGAGGCTTTAGGCTTGTTGAATGGTTTCTTAGGTTTTGAAGGTTTGAGAAAACGGTTGTCCGTCTGTCTTACACCCTTGTATAGTGAAATCTGTAAGTCTATCGCTTCAGCAAAGCGGGTGAACTTATTCATATCCACCGGCAAAGTACGTATGATGTACTGGAGCTCCTGCTTAAGCACAAAACACTGACTTATAGCCTCATCCATATGCTTACGCCTGAGGCAGTACTCCATGATCTTGGCGGGGTTATCATCAGCCGGATGTATGGCGTTTCCAGCTGAGAACTCGCTTTCAATCTTCCTCAGGATCTCCAGCACGGCGTCAGCTTCTTTATCAATAAACTTAGCCTGGAAGCGTTCACACTTTTCACGATATCTGGCAACCACATCATCAATGTTTGTAGCACACCGGTGAGCCTGGGCGTATCTCTCAATCTGCTTTTCGTACTTCTCTTTAGAGAATCCGAAGTCCATCATGATCAGATACGTTACCTCATCTCGCAGCTTATAAAACTGATGTGCAGCTTCAAAGCGTGACTGCTCACGTCTACCAGCAGGAACTGACATTGCACGTTTTCCCTCTCTTCTATCTTAGCCGGGCATTCGCCCGGGGATTACAGATCAGCAGATGCCAAAAGCCGGGCGCACGCCAAGAGAGTGGGAAGCGCTGTTGAAGGCCGCAATGCCGTTGTCGCTGACAAGAGCGAAATTCGTCCCTGAAACGACATCACGCAGCCACCAGTACGCGCGGTTTGTGATCTTGCTGTGGTCAAGCCGGAACAGAGAAAGCTGTGCGTTACCGATCCTGTAATTAGCCGGGACAGATGTTCCGTCAGATACGGGGTGGAACACTCAGCCGCCGTAAACCATCTCCTCTGTCATCAGATCTACAGTACTTGCAACCCAAGCGCCGCCTGTTGCTTTTCCATTGGTCACGGCATTGGTCAGCCACAGCTTGTGAGACAGCACGTGAGCTGATCCAAAAGCTGTGTTGATGGTTGTCTTGGCGCTGTCAAGGTTCTCTGTGTACATCTTGGAACCCATATAGCCGCCGGTCACAACGTTCTCGTCATTCATCTTGGCGTTGTACAGACAGGTATCCGGTACAACTACCACGTGATGAGCGGTGCACTCTGTATCACCGGATCTGAGCCAATAATCAAAATCGGCTATCCTCCAGTTCACGCCGCCTATTGTCCAGTAGTCACCAATGTACATATCCTCAAAGGTGCCTGCTGTTATAGCCGCCCACTGTGCCTCTGTTACGGCGGTACCAAGGGACTTGCCGCGGTAAAGGCTGTTATGTAAGCCCGCCCCGCTGATACCTAAAAACTTGTTCTGGATTCCCAGAGCCGCTACTATCTGCTGTCCGGTTGAGTCCAGTATAATTGGATCGTTTAATACTGCCATTGCTGTTTACCTCCTCTTTTTTATGTGATCTCATGGTGCCAGCACAACTGACCTGACACTATTGAGAAGTTGCTCAGTATCTCTCTCACAGGCTCCAGGGCGGTATATGTACCCCCGGACTGTACCGCATTGGTGCTGTTAGCGGTAGGCGTTGCATCTATCGTGATGTTTGCCCGCCCGTGAATAGTACCGTCAGCGTCTATGGTGATCGTGGTACCGTCGGGCTTAACCGCGCCGGCTATCTGAAGAGTTGCTATCTGGACAGTGCCGGTATCACCCTTATCACCTTTGTCACCCTTCGGACCCTCAGGGCCCGTCTCACCCTGAATACCTTGAGGGCCTGTCTCGCCCTGAATACCCTGAGGGCCTGTTGCACCAGTAGCACCCTGAGGCCCCTGTATGCCCTGAATACCCTGTGGGCCTCTGATATTGCCTATCAAATATCTCACTACAGACATCTCTGATCCTCCTTAGTCATCCACTGTTATTTCATAGTAAAGGTTGCCGGTTGAGCTATCATAACTGAACGGGCACGTCTCCAGCTCATCCGCTGTGTAGATGTAAAGATTACCCGTATCAGGATCCACGGCAAGAGTGAACATCCCTGAGAGAGGTGTAACCACACCTGAGTCACCCTTGTCACCTTTATCACCCTTAGGCCCCTGTATGCCCTGAATACCCTGGGCGCCCTGAATACCCTGAGCACCGGTATCACCCTTAGGCCCCTGTGCCCCGGTCTGGCCTTGTATGCCCTGGGCGCCGGTATCACCCTTGTCACCCTTTGGGCCCGTCGCGCCCCTGTAATAATCTGTCCGTACCTTCTCCTCAAGGGAGGCTGATATGGTATTCGCACGGGTTACAGCGTTATCTATGTCAGTGGCCTTGCCCTGGACATAGGTTTTAACCTGTTGTGCTGCCGTGTTGGCATCCTCGGCGTCCTGAGCGCTTCCCGCGGCGTCCTGTGCACTTTGATCAGCAGCCCCGGCGCTACCCGCTGCCTGAATGGCTGACCTGCCTGCTGCCTGCCTGTCCTCTGAAGTCTGTACCGCGTGGCCTGCTGCCGCCTCTGCCGCCGCAACGGCAAGCTCCCTGTTCTCTATCGCGGCCGCTTCACTCTCCGCGGCGGCTTCCTGACTCTCCAGAGCCTCTCCCGCTTTTTCAGCGGATACCTGGGCGGCTGTTTGTGCAAGGTTTGTGAGGCCGGTGACCACGCCAATGGCGTTCTGCATATCCTCATTGGTCTCTTCCAGCAGCTCAGTAGCCTCTGCAATCTGTTCATCAAGCAGCTTCTGAACCGCGGGGATGTCCGTCTGTG